CCTGATAAGTAGGCAGGAGGCCACACAGTGACACAGGGATACACTGACACTTACAGATACACTGATACAGTGACACTTACCTAAACACGCCCAGATACACGCTCGCCCATCCAGCCCCCCTCCAGGGGCCAGCCAGCCCCCCAGAAATCGCCCCAAAGACCAGCCAGGCCAGAGACTTACGTTCCAGGCCGATCTACATGAAAACACTTGAAAACGCATGGAATCGTATCGATACTATTTGTGGCGGGGGAATGTTTCCCCTGAATTAGTCAACAAAGAAGGAATCGATCTAATGTCAACAGTCGCAGAAACGTACGTCCGTTTTTCATCCAATAACGGCAAAATGGCAAAACTAGCCAAGTCTCCAACCATTCATCCATATCTAACCGATGGAAAGAAAGTATATTCATTTGACCTTCTGGCAGGTCATTCATGTCCATTCGCGAAACGCTGTCTTGCCAAGGTTGAGGTGATTGATGGTAAATTCAAAGTGGTTGATGGGCCTGATCAGGAGCATCGTTGTTATGCTTCCATGCTGGAAGTCCGACCCAACGTTTATAATCTTCACAAGGCAAATTTTGAAGCTCTTAAGAGTTGTAAGAATTCAGATGAGATGGCCGAATTAATTCTAACTGCGCTTCCAGATAATGCGGGAGTCGTACGATTCCATACTTCTGGAGATTTTTTTAATCTTACCTATTTTATTGCTTGGTTGAAGGTTATAACACGCAGACCCAACATTCTTTTCTACGGATATACTAAGTGTTTGCCCTATTGGATAGGCAACATTGAAACGGTTAATTCCTTGACTAATCTCGTTTTAACGGCTAGTGATGGCGGAAAATTTGATAGTCTCATTCCGAAGTATAACCTACGCCAAGCCGTTGTAGCCTTTTCAGAGCTTGAAGCTCTAGAGTCTGGACTGGAATTCGATGATGACGATTCACACGCAGCCGACCCCGCAAAACGACACGAGTCGTTTCTATTGCTTCTACATGGTAGTCAGCCAAAGGGAACACCAGCGGGGGAAGCATTAAAAGCTATTAATCGTTCAAAGAAGGAACTAGTCCTAATATGATACTCATAATCGCTGAAATACTGATTATCATGGCCGATCTAGTGGTTATGATCTTGATATGGTCGATTAATCAGTCAAAACACAAATAAGCTACACACCAGCCGATCCGGCTGGTGCTTTACTTTCTACTGATCAGGGGCTTCACACCAGCCGATCCGGCTGGTGCTTTACTTTCTACTGATCAGGGGCTTCACACCGGCCGATCAGGCCGGTGCTTTACTTTCTGAGCTTCAACCACTTCACACCGGCCGATCAGGCCGGTGCTTTACTTTCTGAGCTTCAACCACTTCACACCGGCCGATCAGGCCGGTGCTTTACTTGTTTCCAGGACGTTCCACACAATTCGGACACTTGGTTTATGTGACGTTTTTCCGCGATTTTTTCGGAGCCACCGCCCCAGGCGTGTCGGCCATGCACACACTACCAACAAATAAAAAAATAAAAAACAGAAAAAGCCTCCCCCTTGCTCCCATCTTGTTATGCACACCTGCTTATGTTATGATATGAGTATGGGATTATATGGATCGTTCAAATCGCTGTTTCGCGGCAAAACGCCCTACTCCGGTTGGGGTGGGATGGGTGGTGGATATCGCCCGTATAGCGTTTGGCTGCCAGGAACAACGTACGATTACACGGAAATGCTTATCCAGGGTTTATGGAAGAACTCCACGGTAGCATCCGGTATCGACTGGCTTGCCAGAAACTGGTCCGTCCCAAATCTACAAGTGGTGCGAGTGGATGACGAAGGAATCGAAGATCCAATTCATAATCACCCTGCATTGACATTGTTACGTCGTCCCCACCCTTATGTGGGTGAAGCAGCGTTTGTCGGTGCATATGTCAGGGACGCAAGCTGTTACGGCAATGTCTGGATCGAGAAGATCAAGAATCGCCTGGGCGAGCCAGTGGAACTCAAGATCTGGAGGGCTGACAAGGTTTCGCCCCTCTTTCCAACGGACGGATCAGATTACCTTACGGCCTGGCGATACAACATCAACGGGAAAATGCTGGACGTTCCTGCGGACAGGGTGATTCATATACGTCGGTATATCGACATGGATCAGGATCGGGTCGGCTGGAGTCCTCTGCTCGCCCATGTGCGTGAGATTGCAGTTTTGAATGAGGCATCCACCTACACGGCCTCTCTGCTTCGCAATTTTGCGGTTCCTGGGCTTATCGCTACCCCCAAGGGTGATTTCACGGTCTCCGAAGACGATGCCAAGGCGATCAAATCTCGGCTCAAGGATGCCCTCACAGGTGACCAACGTGGAGACCCAACAGTTTTGACGGGTGCTTACGAACTGCACAAGATGGGATTCACGCCGGAAGAGATCGGTCTGGTAGAGATTCCCAAGTCGGCACAGGCTACGGTCCTTGCTGCAATGGGGCTGAACACTTCGGTGCTGGGGCTGAACACGGACAACACAGGTGCATACGGAACCTACGCAGATGCCATCAGGGCAGCATACGTCCACGGATTGATTCCGTTGCAGAAGGTTTTTGCGGACGAGATGACGCATCAGCTGTTGATCGACTTTGAAGATCCTGATGACGTAAGGTCCGGTCGAATCAAGTTCACATTTGATTATTCACCTGTAGAGGAGCTTGATGACCGTGAACAGATTGCAGCCAATCGGGCGATTCGTCTTCTCGGTGGTGGAGTTATCACTATTAATGAGTCTCGCGATATCGTTGGCTACGGCAAATCTGATTCACCAGATGCTGACTCGCTTGGTATCGCTAGGGATGAAATTCGCAACGAGATCTTGCCCCAGGCTGATCCAGCTCAAACAACGGTTTCTGAAGGCGATAACATTGGGTCGGTAAAGGTTCCTGCCAGCACAGGTGAACGGTCCAAGATCGAGGGCGAACGCAATAGCGATTCCCTGTCTCCCAGTCGGTCAGGGGTGAACAAGGCTTTGGTCCAGTCTTATGTGAGCCTGCTGGCAGAACTGGAAGAATACGAATCACGCGAGGGTTGGACAGACATCGAGGAGGTCTCCTAAGGATGCCAGATCTGAACCTTCTTCCTCCGAATTTGAATATCTCGGCGATTGCTGGCGATGATGTGCAGATAGTGGTGACCGTGATTACGGGTACATCTGGATGCAGCAGCACGCTAGCAAATATATCCAACACGACCTTTGCAGCAGCTTTCAAGACCCCCAGTGCAACCTATAACGCAACGACCTCGGCCAACTCCACGACAGGCGAAGTGATCGTAACCTGGTCAGATGGCCAGACGGCAGCGGCTGGTGCTGGAAGCTACAAGTGGTGGATGGCATTTACGGATGGTGATATCACGCGAACCCGTATTGCTGGGAATTTCCTGGTGGTCTCCCGTACTTGATGACAAAGATGAGGTGAGATCATGGATATTATCCAAGTCAAAGATGGAAAGAACAGGGTAACAATCAGTGTTGCCGAGAAGGGTGCTACTGGCCCACAAGGGCCACAAGGACAGGCGGCAAACCTGGTTCCAGCCACAAATACCACAATTGGTGGGATTACTGTCGGAGCAAACCTGACGATCACAGGGAATGGGGTACTGTCGGTAGCCAATACGTTCCAGCCAAAACTTGCGAACACGACATATGGCTTGACTGACACAGGCGTCCCTTACACCCCTGGCTACTCAAGCTATTATGTAAATGGCGATTATGTCACTAGCGGGCTTAAAAAGTCCTACATAGGCTTGCGTGGCGAAAGGGTGTTGCCTACCGGAGCGTATTTAGACCCTGATCAATATGCGATGGGCAGTTATCTTTACAACCCAAATGGAACACTACAGTCTGCTACCAGCGTCGAAACGGACGGGTCTACCCTTTCTTTTCAGTCGTCAAACACTCAACAGTTCTCTTTTATAGCAGCCCAACCGGGCTTTGCCTTCATTAATGCAAGTAACGCAACATCCCAAACCATTCTCAACCTTGGCAGTGGGGTTATCTCTGGTAATGCTCAGGGTGGACATTTTCGGCTCCGAGGCAACCTAGGTGGTACAGGGGATAACAGCCAAGACTATCAGCTTGCATTTGGGCCTACCTCTGGCTTTGACAGGGGGATCTGTTTTCAGCAGGCCGCTTTAAAGTCTACAATTGGATTCCAATATGCTTATACGGTTTCCAGTATTAGTTACAACATGACCAACGGATTGGTCTTTGATAACACGCCAGGTTTAGGCGGGTTTACAGGAAACCCAGGTACTTGCACTTCTTTTCAACACACAACTGACGCCGTCATTTCAGGCGTAAGAACTGGTACAGAGATCAGGGCATCACGAAATAAAGCCGAACTGTTTTATCTTAATATTTCGCCAGTCTACACATCCAACTCAATTCTAACCCAAGGCTACGCTGACACTCGTTATCAGGCTGTCGGGTCTTATCTCACATCCGCAAACCTGACCTTTGCCAATCTCACAGGCACGCCCACAACGCTCGCCGGATATGGCATCACCGATGGTTTAACATCGGCCAATCTAACGCCCTACCTGACCATATCCAGTGCCAACGCAACCTACGCCGCCTTAGGCCACACGCACTCGATTTCTGAGGTCACAGGACTTCAGACCGCACTTGATGCCAAATTACCTTCGGCTAATTTTACCTACGCAAACATCACTGGCAAGCCCACTCTGGCAAACGTAGCTACATCAGGTAGTTACGCAGATCTCAGTAACACGCCAAACCTGACGTTATACCTGACAACGGCGAATGCAGCATCAAGTTACCTTCCATCAGCCAACTTTACGTATGCCAATATCACAGGAAAGCCATCGCTTGCTACGGTTGCCACCTCGGGAAGCTACACAGATTTAAGCAATACGCCTGCCGCATACAGCCTACCCACAGCGACCACATCGGTTCTGGGTGGAGTTAAGGTGGATGGTACGACCGTCACGATTACAGGAGGCGTTATCAGTGCCGCAACTGGCTCATCCTACACGCTTCCCACGGCATCGACAACGGTTCTTGGTGGAGTTAAGGTTGATGGATCATCCATCGTAATAAACAGCGGCATAATCAGCTCAACGTATTCATACACGCTTCCTGCTGCAACAGTATCCACTCTCGGTGGAGTCCGGCTCGGAACAGGTGTTGGCCTCGATGCAAACGGGTTCTTGACGACCGATGTCAAACTTGGTGCAAACAGCTTTACAGGCACGCAAAACCTACAGGATAACGAGCTGATCCGAGCCAAACTAAGGGATTACAGCGAATCTGTCTCCAGCCCAACAATTTCATCCGGCACGCTCACGCTTAATCTTGAAACATCGAATATCTTCACAGTCGCACTTAATGCCGCGATCACCACCCTGACGATCAGCAACCCTCCTGCAAGCGGTTCCGGTGGCTCATTCACTTTGATATTTACTGCTGACGGAACTGCCAGAGCAGTCACTTGGCCTTCGTCGATTAAATGGGCGGGCGGCACTGCTCCAACGATCACATCTGCGATAGGCAAGGTGGATAGCTTTGCATTTTTCACCTCAGATGGTGGAACGAATTGGCAGGGTTACGTTGGGGGGCAGAATTTCTGATGTTAGCCAACATAATCCGCAATCGTAAAAAGACTGGTGTCGGTGGTGGTGGTGGTGGAGGTATCGTCATTGATGGTGGCGACCCTTACTATTCAGCCGTTTCGCTGATGCTCAGTATGGATGGAACGAATGGATCGACCACGTTTACGGATAGCAGTTTAAATGCACTGGCAGTGACTGCGGTTGGCAACGCTCAAATATCCACAACGCAGAGCAAGTATGGTGGAGCAAGTGCGTACTTTGATGGTAGCGGGGATGCTGTCCAAATCCCATATTCCGCTGCACTTGAC